CCCTCGGTGCCGTGCCCGTAGGCCTTCACAAGATCCCGGCTGCGATTATACCGCAAACCCCACTGCATAGCGTCTGCGGCAATGGGTGCGGGCAAGTCTCGCAGATATCCGGAAGGCGCTCCCGCCAAATTGGCAAGCTGATTAAATGACCAGTTGGTCGGCTTGTTCAAATGCTCGCGCCCATCTTCGTCGGTATACTCGATCAGGATTTCGCCCCGGGTGGGGTTTTCTTGGTCGAGCTCGCCTATAACCTGCATTTTGTGGGTGTTCACAATCTGGCTGTTCATCTGGCGGGCGTCGGCCTTCTTAAAGTCTAGCATATCCTCGAGGGACAAAAAGCGTTCATCATCCGGGCGGTTCCACCAATTAGAGGAAACAGCGCTGTTTCCGATCCCGTGGCGAATTGCGTCGGTTTGATAAGCGCCCGTTACTGGGGCGGCGGTGTTGTTTTCGATGATGTATTCCATTGTTTATGCTCCCGTTAAAATGCGGCCCGGCTTGGGCCATATAAGTGTTGTCTCACATTATCCCAAAATACACAAGTAATTTTCCAAAAAATAAGCCCGCCGGGTGGCGGGCCTATAAAGGGGGATCGGCTGCGGGTTCAAAACTCCCGCAGCATTGCCTCGGTTCGAGCGTATCGGTTCAACGCCTCGATCAATCCGGGTTCGAGCTCTCGCAATAGGGCAAGATTGTTTTCGTCCATTCTCGAAACTGAATCATGCAAGCCGTCTATCGCCCGGGCCAGTGACTCGGCCCGGGTGTCGGCCATGCCGTGTTCGATCAATTTTTCAGAATATTTAACCATTGTTTGCTGCTCCTTTATCAAGGCCGATATCCCCGGCCACGTGGTGACGAATAACCGAGCCCGGGGGCAGGGTCTTAACAAAAGCCCGCAGGCGGTCGCCATCGGTTTCCGGCTGCTGCTGGTTCGCAGTGGCGGTCCAGTGCAGGGCGACGTTACCGCCCGCCGCATAGCATCCGCCCGGGTCATCCGTGGCTGCTTTTTTCTTGCTGGCCCCGTGCGCTGTAAATCCGATGATAAAATCACGATGCAGGCGAGCACAAAGCGGGCCATCCTTCCCGCCGCAATTCCGGCAGGTTACACCGTCGTTATATTCTGCCGGGCAACGGACCACCCGGGTGCCGCCGACGCGCCGGTATTTATTGAGCCCGGCGACTCCAAGCTCGTATTCATACACCGGAGCAGACAACCAATATTCTGGCTTTACGACGGTAACGGCCGGGGCGCACTCATGGGCCAGCACGGCCTCGTCTGGGGTGGCGGCGCTGTAATTAATCACAGTTTTTTCCGAGCTCAATTTGTGGGACCAGAAAAGCGGGTGAAAGTGCGAATAAGTGAACGAAAAGCCACGCCGGGGTTTTGCGTCTAATACGGCGTCGAGGTAGTCAAAATCAATTTGTCCCTCGCCGCACCCGGTGCCGCTCGGGTTCAGTTCACAAGATGCCGGGCATGTTCCAAACTTTTCCGAGCTCCCGGCCCGGTATGTAACGGCGCACCCGGCGGTCTTTTTCGCGGTGCTCATGGCGGTAGTTTTCAACATGGCGGTTCTATGCCTCCCTAAGAAAATGTACTGGTCCGGGGTTTGCCTGATAAACCTGTCCGACTTCTAACTCCCGCATTTCCGGGATTAACTGACTATTCGTTCTTTCAAACCTACCGACACAATAATCCGGGTGGTTATCGTCGCACATTAGAAAAACCTTTTTTTGTTCTGAGGTGTCTGACATCGTTATTGCTCCCGTAATAGATGCGATTTCACCCATACATAAACCAAAGAAAAAGGCCCGTCAATATGGCGGGCCTTCTTTTTTATCTGCGGCGTTTTCTAGGCAACGGCTTGCGATTTATGCGGCGCTCATAGCTGTCATATTCGGGGCCATAAATCAAACGTCCGATCCAAGCAAATAGGAACATCAAGCGGCCTCCTCCTGTTTGTCCCAACAGTCCGCTAATCGCTGGATGACTGCATCCCCGCGACCGTTCACCACTTGAAGCCGAAGAAATTCCGCAAAGGATTGCGCGTCCTGTAACACCTCGGCAATCAAACAGACGCGGTCCGGGTCCACCGTGTGCCCGCTGCGCCAGTTGATTTCGGGCTTAGACACTTCGCCAAGGTAATTAGTCACATCTCGCCAGTAAACGAAAACCGGTAATTCCTCATTCGTGGAAGACAAACGATAATCCCACCAAATGCTGCGGATATGGTCGAGGCTCATCAAAGGAATCTCTGGGATTTTATAACCCCCGTTTTCCAGACGAACCAACCGGCTGTTATGGAACTTTATCCCGTAATGACGAGATATCATCATGTTTTTTGGTTGCATCATTATTCAACAATCTCCCGTTGTTAGCGGTAAGCAGCAACGCGAAGGTAGCGTCACTAATGAAAGAGCTGCGTCTAACAACAGTCCTGAACGAGCCGTTACTGCTTACCTTAGTCACATATATGCGAATCTTTGGGACAAATCAAGTCAAATATTGTGTCCCAGTGAAAAGGCTGTTGACAACGGAACAGGGGCTCAACCTTCTCGATGCCGTCCATCTTTAGATCGACCGCTGCCGCTGCTGGATACAAAAGACACTCGGACGGCTCGGTGGCCTTGGTCTGTCGCTTGATCAGAATCCAGCAGCTCGAGTGCTGGTGTCGAGATAGCCACGCTACTTGTGACGGACGGAGTGTTACCGCGTTGCCGGTGATGTACTTGAGCTCGACCAGATGAAAGTCCCCGGCCTCGTCACATATCATCAGGTCAGGAATCCCAGCCCCGATGTAATTTTCAATCCTCGTCAAAAGCAGCTTCCGTTTCGACCGCTGCGCTGCTTCCTTCACCTGCTTGTAAAAGCCTGCCTCTCGCTTTGTCGCGATTGGAGGTATTTTCATCTTCGGGGGTGATATCGATTGTGACCGGGGCATAGCTGTTCTTAATCTCCTCAAGGGCTTTCAAGACCTCGTCCTTGCTCATGCTGTCAATCGAACCATGACGGATCTCGGATTTGCTTACGTAAATGTCCCCTTGTGCCTGACCCCGCCGATACTCCGCTTGAACGGCGGCAGAGTAAGCCCCGTTCTGCAAAGCGGTGTCTCGTATAAGCTGAAGGTCACGCAAATGTCGTTGGTAAGTCACGCCAAACTTTTCATCGAGCTCGCGGCGGTAAGCTTGGATCGCTGCCACCACGTGCGGAGAAATGTGCGGGTTGGTCAGCTCATACGCCCGGGTGTGAGCAGAGCCGACAGAATAGCCCGCGTTGATCGCCGCTTCTCTCAAAGTTATCTGACCGTCCTTGCTGACCAACTCTTTGACAAAGAGCTCCTGCTTTCGGGTCAGGGCAGATTGTGCTGTCACCGGGGGACGGCCCCGGGTCTCCATGGGTTTGCCGGTGAGCTTCGACGCTCTTTTTCTCGCCGCCATCGTTTCCTCAGTTAAAAAGGTCAACTCCCATCCTTTTAACAGAGATTACTTATGTAGAGCAAAAAATATTTTTTAAAAAAATCCCGCGAACCCCCCTTTAAGGCCATTTCCTTGGTTACATTTTTGAAAACCATGGTGTAACCAAATATGTAACCTTTTTGATCTTCTGTAATTCTTACTCAGTAAGGGTTACAAGGTACGGTTACATAAGTTACACCGGTTACACCATATTTTTTGTGTTTTTTATTTTTTTTAATTTTCTCCCTATATATGTAACTGTAACCAAAAAGGGCCCCGCCGAAGCGGAGCCCTGATCCGTGAGCCGCGTTACATGCGCGATAATTCGTACACTTCAGCGACACGGGCTCTTCTTTTCACCCGTTTATCACGGATGCTGACAATTTCTCTGGTTTGTCCGCAGACGTAACGTCTGCCTTGCACCAGTTGCCAGTGCCAGCCTGCCACCAATAGGAACACACGGTTTGCGTCCCTGTCTTTGACGGTATGCTTTAGCCAACCGGCCAGCGTAACACCATCTGTGCGGTTCAGTTTGATGTTCCACACATCTCGACAGGAAAGCATTTCGATGTTGTTCCGCCGAAGCACGGCTCTTACCCATGAGGTACAAGTGCCGGTGATGGCTCTCTTGCCGCTTACCGCCCGAAGCTGGGCGGCAGCTTCGCCTGTTGTCATGCCAGTGATGGCGCTGATAACAGACGGCCCACAGTAGCGGTTTTTGTCCCGCGGGGTTGAGCCGTGGTTGACAGGCTTAATGCGAAGTTTGGTCATGATGACCTCCCGTAGTTGATAGACGTTGAGAAAAAGCGTTGGCGGCTCGACTTGCCGCTCTTCTTATCTTTCTATTTTAAATCAATGGGTTAAAAGAGATATCCCATATGCGACTTATCCTATACCGTATGCGACAAAATAAGGGGTGCGACACTATGTCACACCCCTCGAGATTGTTCGATCTCCTTTTTTCGGATCCCGGGTGCGGAGATCATCGGAGTTCCCCGGTTCACGAAACGCGGCATTCATATCCGCGAATTAGTTATCTTTCTCCCGCAGCCTCGCTTTCATCATCAGGGACTGCGCTTCGTGCAGCTTGCTGATCGCTTGATCGAGGAAGGGCTTGCCCTCGCCGTCTACTTCCAGCCACAGGTCATTGACGGCGTGGATGGCTTGGTTCAGCAGCGCGGCTGCTGCTTGGTGGTCACTGGGCGTCGTCAATGCTTGGTCTCCTCTTCCTCATCATACGCACGGGCAATGGTTGCTGCTTGGTGCATAGCTGAAGACAGCATACCGATGGCGGTGCTGCCGTTAGGGCTCTGGACCACGAGCCGGAACAGGAGAGCTGTGAGAGCTCCACCTAGTACCGCGCCAGTATTGAACCCTTCGGTTTCCAGTTGATCGAGCAGGGCGTTCATTTCGTTGCCTGCGTAATCGAACTGCTTTTCGAGATCGTCGTCGTCGCTCATCCGCGTTGTACCCTCAACCACGCCGCAAGTAGCTTCTCTGCTTCTTCGACGGCCTCACGGCTATAATCGCCTCTCGATGCAATGTTCGTGACTTGAGCCGACACTGCGGTGTTAACCTTAACCACAGCTTCATGGTACTCCATATCCTTGACGATATCGAACAACTCTTCTCTTCTACGCATCACCCGCACCCCCTAATCTGTCTGGTCAATAGCTACAATGTGATATTCTTTCAGCATGTCTTTAACCTGCTCTGGGCTGTAGGCGTAAACATACAAATGCACTGTGCTAGACTGAACATTCAGCTCTGCATAATGGGTCACGTATTCCACAAAATATCTACGCATCGTGACCCATCCTATCTAGCGCCAGAAAACCCGCCATCTGGTGTTTATCGGTATCAAACACAAACTCATGATTAATGTCGTGATACACGCAGTATCCGACAGCATTGTAGATCAGATCATCCGGCGCTTGCGACTCGTCGATCAGGACACGGAAGGTATTCCGCCGTTTTTCGTTCAAGCTCGTCGCGGGCTCAACAACGAGCCAGAACCAATAATCCTCTTTACCGGCCCATGCCATCATGCGGCCATCGCCGCGGATCGAGGTGACATCGCCGAGGACCGTGGACAGTCCACTAACTTTGGCAATAATATCGACGACGACAGGCGGCAGTGCTTGTTGATCTTTCATTACATTCTCCCTAGTTGGTTAACCTGTATATAGGACTTGTCGCATACATAGTCAACACAAAAAAGAAAAGCCCCGGAGATTTCTCTCCGGGGCCCAACTACGGGAACGCCCCCAACATACGCGATCCTATGGGAAAGACAAGGACTTTTTAGGAGCTAAGTTTCCGGGGAGTTGCAGGTTGCAAGTGCCGCAGCGCGTGGGCTCTTTAAGCTGGGTATCGCACTTTGGGCAGCGGCCCGCGTCCAGTCGTTTTTGAATTACGCCCGGAGCCCCGAAAGAGGGGTACTGAAGCTCTCTATTCTTCGTCCTCACAATCATCGACTTCTCCTGTTCCTTCGCATAGTTGACATTCCATGATGCGTCCTTCGAGCCAGCCGCCGCTCCACGCCATAGGCGCGGGGACCTCTACCTCGTATTCGCACTCGCCTTCACCGCCGCATTCTGGGCACTTCATCGGTTACCTTCCCATTTGTAAAAAATATGATCGTTGATGCGGACGGTTTTGTATTTAACCGACGCCCATTCTGGCTGGACATAGTCGGCGTGATAATGAGTTGCGCCGTCGGTAGGATCATAGGTGCGCTCTGTCATCGCGCCAAAAGCTGCGAGGACCGCGGACTGCCATGCTTTTTCTTCGGTTGGCATGTCGGACTTGCCGTCGCAATAATAGCTGAACTGGCACATGTTGCGGATCGGAAAGTTAGTTTTCCAAGAGTAGGTGGGGCCCTGTTTAACGACGGAGCAGATGTCGTTGGGGAACCGGGTGTCTTCCACCCGGTTCAACACAACGTGGGCTACGGCGGACTGTCCGACGAAAGGCTCGCCTCTGGACTCGAAGTAGACCGCCGTAGCGAGGCAAATTAAAGCTGCATCAAGCATCTTTCTTCTTTTTGTTTCGTTGCCACTTCTTCTGGTAGGCGTTGACCTTATCCCGGTTCTGCTGCTTCCAGTAAGCTTGAGCATACTTATGAGAAGCGAACTTACGCTGCCTCCCGGTCAGGCGCTCTCCCGAGTATAAGCAATATTTCCGCTTCCATCTCCTTTTTTTCGCCACATATATTTTGGGCTTCATTTCCTCGGGGTTTTGCATGAGCGGCTTATGCTCACCGAGCGTCTTTTTGGCTTCAAGGTTGTCGATATCGATCTGGCAGAGCACAGACAGAGCGACAACAGTTCTGACACTATTCGGCGGAACGTCGTCGAAATCGTTAGCCATGTCGTTGATGGCGTCGAAAAGTTGGTTTAGGTAGGACATATATGTCTCCCGTATAAGAGTTGATAGAAATTATCCCATACTACGGCTAAAAAAAGATGTCAACTGAATTGACATACTTTATTCAGTCGTCAGGATGCGTGTCTTTTATAGATATCCCACATAATCCGGAGCTGACCACTGATGGTCCGCCCTTCTTGGCGAGCTATCTTGCGAATCTGTTCGTACACCTCGATGGGTACGAGCACAGATTTCCATTTAGATGTATCCATTTACACCTCCTGTAAGGGAATATATAGGACAAGTGGCAGAGATACAAGAGAAAAAGGGCCCCAAGTCGAGCTCGGGGCCAGTTTAGGGAGGAAAACCATGAAAAAGTTCAGCTTGCTTCGCCCCAGCTTGGGCCGATCTCAACGTCACATTTACTTGGTATCTCCAATGGTACAGCATTTTCCATAATTTCAGCAATAGTATTTGCATCTTCACGATTTTTCACAGACATGGCGATTTCATCGTGGATTTGCACCAAGGGCAGGCGTCCCTGTTCATAAATATTCACCATGGCCTGCTTGGTCATGTCCGCAGCCGACGCTTGGATGAGCCGGTTGAGCGCTTTGTAGGTGTATGCCCGCTTCAACCGGGTGGTCTCTCCATACTCTTTAATCGCATCTTGATACGGCAGGGCCTTGTGCATGGCAAAGGTTGCGGGCTCCCAGAGATCGAATCGGCACTTGCGGCCCAGTATGGAGCGGACAGAGCCGCTTGAGCCCCGGCTGTTGAGGCTGTTCATCACGCCGTTCATCAGTCCTTTAACAAACGGGACGCGGTCGTGGTACTGGCCGACTAGCCCTTTGGCTTCATCAACGTCGATGTCGAGCTGGTCAGACAGCTTGTTGACGCCCATGCCGTACATCATGCCCAGATTGATTGTCTTGGCCTGCTTGCGCGGAATGTTAGCCATCTCTGCCACCATAGTGTGAAAGTCCATGTCGGGGTCTTCGCGGTATGCGGTGACAAACTCCTCGACGCCAGCCATCTGTGCGCCGCGGGACCGGCCATATACATAAGCGTAGTGGACCAAGATCCGCGGTTCCTGTTGCGAGAAGTCAATCGCCGCCCACTGCTCGCCTTCTTCCGGCAGGAACAGGCTGCGGATCATAGGTCCGAGCTCAGGGTCGCGGGCCGGGATTTGTTGCAGGTTGGGGTTGGACATGGATATGCGCCCGGAGACCGTGCCGCCGTCATCCGATCTGATCTGGTTGATGTGCCCGTGGATGCGGCCATCTGCGTGGCAGTGCTTCATAATGGTGTTGATGAAGGTGCCGCTGGTCTTGTTCAAATTACGGGCCCGGACGATTAGTTGTGCAAGCTCGTGCGGGTGGTCCGCTAAAAACGACTTGGTGAAGGACGGGGCGTTCTTCTCGGTGCGCGGGTAGGGGATGCTAAGCTTATCGAAGGCTTTTGCAATCGATGCTGCGGCCCAGAGCTCCACATCCTGACCAGCTACGTGCTTGATCTTGGCAAGCGTGGCCTTCTCTTCCTTGATCAGGTGGTTGCGGGTGCGCTCTACACGATCTTGGTCAACGCGGACGCCGCGCCATGTCATGTCCACCAGACAGGGCAGCAGCTTGAGCTCAAGGTTGGCAATCGGCCAGAGCTGTTCTTGGGTCAGTTGTGCGGACAGATAGTTCCAGAGCTTGAGTGTCAGCTCCGCATCTACTTGTGCGTAGGGCCCGACATACATAGCGGGCATCTTCCACATCTCAGCTTTTGGATCGAGACCAAACTCGCGGGCCGCGTCCTGTAGTGTGCGCTCCTGCTTTACCTCACCGAGCAGATCGTAGGACAAGGCGTTGAGGCTGTAGCTGAACCGGTTCTCGTCCAGCAGGGACGCGATCAGCATGGTATCGATGATGCGCCCGTTGATGGTAAAGCCCATCTGCCTGATCCAGCCCGCGTCGTACTGCGCGTTGTGCATGATCTTGTCGGCGGGACACTCGAACACTTTCTTGAGCCATTTGTTGACGATGCGCTCGTCGAGGTTGCCGCCGCCAAGGTGGCGGGTAGGTATGTAACCTGACCAGCCATCAACTGCTACAGCATAGCCCACCACCTCACCGTCACCGGTCGGCCAGCCGGGGCCGTTGGACTTGATGTGGGGGTCTCTGGTCTCAACGTCGATAGCGATCTGCTTGGCGTCGAAGATGTCTGGCAGCTCCGCGGGCGGGACCCACTCACTCTTTGGTGCGAACATCGCCATCTGTAAGGCCATTGCCTTCTCCCCCTAGTGCGCCGTAGCCGCAGATATCTATCCAGCTATCTTCGTGTTCTGGCGTTACTATAAGCCTTGCCAGCTTGACCGCAACCATACATTGGTAGACTTGTGAGACACTTACGTCGGTGTCGAGCAGCACGGACCACATCTGGGCTATGCGCTCGTGGTTGTCGTAGGCATCGCCGTAGTCTTGGGCCCGTGGGCCGTTGACTAGGCTCTCTGCCTTCTCAAGTATCTCTTTGCGGTTCATTGGACCTTGTCCTTCGGGCTGACATGTCGTCTACATTTCTGGCACTCGTCTTTTGCATATCGGACGTTCCAGCATTTCCAGACGTTTCCGCAAACGCACTCATACGTAAAATGAAATAAGAGGCTCATATCAAATAGCTCCTGTTGTCATCCTCGGGGTCCACTAAATACAGGTTCTCCTTGGTGCGTGTGACGCCGACATAGAACACCCGGTGCAGGTCGTCAGGAGACTGCTCAGCGGCTCTTGCTGCGGCAGGCGACAGATCGGTAAACAGGACGACATTGTCGGCCTCACCGCCTTTAGAACCGTGAATCGTGGACAGCTCTACACGAGGCACGGCATTGAACTTTTCACCCCGGCGCAGTAGTGCCGTGATGTATGCGCGGTCGGCACTGGGCAGCTTGTCCATGGCTTCGTGCCAGATACAGTCCCGAATGTTTTCCTCAATGCGTGGGGTGCCCATGATGTGCACCAGTTCCATAAGGCCGTGATGCGCGATCAGTTCATCGAGTGACACGGTCTCGTCGTCATCGAGACCGGGCAGTTTTTTGAATCCGCGCTTGACCCGCTCGCCGACAGACATATAACTATAGACGGCTCGTGCGGCTGCACCGCTTATTCGGTGGCCCTTTCTCATTTGCTCCCAGCCATTAATGGCATCACTCAGTCTTTCGGATATGGACCTCCGTCCGCGATAGCTATAGAGGATGCCTCGGCTTTTGAGTTCTTGGGTTACGGGGGCTAGGAAGTAACCGGCTTGCGCCAGCACGAGCCACGATCCCTCACTAAAATCCAGATACCCCACGTCAGGGACGCGCTCCACGAGCCCCGGGTCCTTACGGGGCAGATAGGTCTTTGGTACGCGGCGTTTGATTCGTTTGGCTACTCGTTCGGCTAGTGGGTGCACGGTAGCAGGGACGCGGTGCGATTGTTCAAGCACCTCGTAGCCGCCGTTCAGGTTGATGAAGTGTTCTACATCTGCACCGGCCCAGCGGTAGATCGCTTGATCATCGTCCCCCGCGCAGTAGATGCGCTCGGAGCTCTGCTCAAGTATGTGGGCCACATCCCACTGTAACGGCGATAAGTCCTGCGCCTCGTCGATAAATGTGATGGCAAGACGAGGGCAGAACTCCGCGCCTTCACGCACAAACACCTCTAGCATGTCCGTGAAGTCGTAAAGCTGAAACCGGTTTTTGTATTCGGTCAGGCTGTCGGAAATGTATTTTACCCGGTTCCAATCCATGCCCATGCCGCTTTCGTCATATTCTTCACGCAGAGTGACCTTACGAAGGCGGGCTAGGTTGATGAGGCTGATCACCGGGTTGTCATTCTTGGTCAGGTCAAAGGCGTCGTCTTCACTCATGCCCTGCCCGCCAGCAGTCAGGTCGAACCCGATAGCGTGGCCCAACTCCTTATAATGCTCTGTCTGCATCACCTGTTCTTGGCGAATGCCTGACAGGCGAAGAGCAAAGCTGTGCAGTGTCCGAAACCACGGCAGTTGCGTGGGCTCAAGGTGAAAGCGCTTGCAAGCGCGTTCAATCGCCTCGTTAGCCGCCTGCCGAGTGAAGGCAAAGTAGCCGATATGTGCAGGATCCACGCCCGCGCTAAGAGCCTCGTCTACTTTGTTAAGCAGCGCGGTGGTCTTACCGGTGCCGGGCGGGCCGTAGATGCGAAAGATTTTATTCTTTTCCATCGAGGGCCCCGGGGTTGGCGAGGAAACGATGAATAATTGAAATGACCCCGGCGTAGCTCATGTCCACCTCGTAGGCAATCCACTTGATGCTGCGCTGCTCTTCGCGCCATTTCATAATCTGCCGGTACTTAGCGTAACGAGCTTCGCGTTTGGACTCTCTGGCATCGCGTAGCAAGCTGGTCTTGTTGCGTAGCCTTCCGGGCAGGAGGTGCCCCTGTTCCAAAAGCCGTGCCTCAAGCGTACTGATACTGCCCTTGCCAAGGTTGGGTATGTTGTCGAGCTCCTTCTTTTCGGCGTAGTCGAGAAACTCCTCGAATGTCAGGTCGAACAGACCCTCGTTTTTAAGGCAGTTGCGGATACGGCGCGGCAGGACGAGGTGACACATTTTGCTAGGCTTGTCGGGCAGTGCTTCGATCTCTTGTTCCCAGCGGACGCGCTGTGAGACGTTAACCACAATTTGGCACACACGCTGGCGTGACAAACCCACCTCATCAGCAATCGATTGATATGTGCGAAGCTGCACTACGCGCTGTCCATGAATGTAATCGTTACGGTCTTTCATTAGAAAGGTGCTCCTTCACCACTGCCAAAGGATGGCGTTTTGATATCTATGTCTACTGTGTCGAAGGCCGGTACTTCCCATACTCGCACGGGCCTTCCTTTAATTTTCAATACGCAGCTCTGCCCGCCCAAATCACGCAAACGCTGCGCTATCTTGTGCGTCTTGTACTCGAAGAACTTGTTGCGCTTTAGATATGCTTCAAAATCCTTTAGACGGAACATGGTGGTGTTAGTTTCCTCGTCGGTCCATGGACGCTTGAGCAGTATCTCTTCCTTGTCGTTGGCCTTTTGCATGTGGGCGCAAAACTCTTCTAAATAATCATAAAACTGGCCGTTGATGCTGGCGTCTTCGGCGACATCTATGATGGCGCTTTCATTGTCCCGCATCTCGTTCATTAGACCGCCGATACGGCCTTCCCAAATCTGCTTGCTGACAGACCGAGGCATGAAGTTGAGCTGTTCCATGCAGCACTTCTGAAACGCAGCTTGGCTCATCAGAGCTTCTGTATCCAGTTCAACGGGCTCCCCGTTGACATCCAGAAACCAAACCGGCGGGTTTGAGTTATACTTACGAAGGTTAGCGATAGCCGCGCCTTGGATTGCTGCACCTATGCCATGCTTGCGGGTCTGGCACAGGTCCTTGTTGCAGTGCGCGTTGATCGGAGAGTCGCTACACCGGTAGGCGTAGTCTTTCTTCTCAAGCTGCTTGGCAACAATGTTGACCTCGCTGAGCGGCAGCGGCGGCTCCAGATACTGCAAGTTGTAGGTTAGGATCTCCGATTCCCAACTATCCGGGTATGCCTTACGCAGATAGACGCCGATGTTGAACAGGCCGTTGTTGCGGCCACCCTCGGATATCTTGTTCTTTAACAGAAACTGAAGGCACGGCGGGCCGTCCTTCATGGGCAACACTTCTTCCGGATCGCCCACTTGCAATGCTGTCAGTTGCTCGGGCGTCTGCTTGTAACTCTCGTAAAGCTCAAAGAACTCTTCAAGCGTAGCAGATGTGCCGTCGTCTTTAATGGCGTAGCGCAGCCCGTCCTCGGCGTCGTAGTACGGCAGGTTCAAAAAGTTGCCGACATCGTCGCGGTCAAGGTTGAGCTTAATCTGTTTTGGAAAGATTTCGCTGCCGCCGTAGCCCAGCGCAGCGGATATTTGTTGCAGCGTGGCCTGCATGTCCTTGGCATCTACCCATTCGGTGGCGAACAGGAAGCAATGCGCTCCGCCGGACTTTGACCGGCAGACGACAAGAGGCAGCTTCAGCTTACGGATTTTCTCGACAAGTACCTTATGGTCGAGCGGGTACTGGTCAACGTCTACGCAACCCCAGACACACTTGTTGTCCTCGTTGATAGGGATGATGCCAATGCCCCGCCCCTTACCGGACAGGTGTCCCTCCCATAGGGCCGTGGTCCGCGGTTCGCGGATGATGGCGGCTCTACCAGTATTCTTACCGTTAGCCTGCTGTTTTTCGATTTTATATGTGCCATAGGCGATCTTTAGACCGTCAAATATGGATGAAAACTTTTGTACAGACATGATGATCCCCGTGAAGGATGAGGCGACAGGGGAAACACGACAATACCCTGCCGCCTCAACTGATTAGAACGGTACGTCGTCGGGGTTGATATCCCCGCCCGCGGACTCGTCCTGATGCTTCACGACGACATCTCCAGCAGCAATGCTGGCGGCAAAATCCTTAGCACGTTGGTAAGTTGCCATGTCCTCGATTGGTCCGACGCGGCTCATTTCCCAGCCGTGCCAGCTCCCCTTGGAGTTTTCTTCAAGTTGCGTCTTCAACAGATATACGTGGCTGAAGCGCGGCGGGGTGAACGGGCCGTTCTTACCCTGCACAGTGAGAGAGGAGATCATGCTGTTCCACTTACGCGACTTCTTGAGCTGCGTAGACTTCATGGCAACCAGCGCGGTCTCAACCTGACCGTTCTCGTGCAGCACGAGCACATAGTGCTGGTGCGTCTCTTCAATGTAGTCACCGGAACCGTCTTCGACATAGTCCTTATTGTCCTCGGTAGACCGCTTCGTCTTTGGCATGGCCTCACCCGGTGCGTAGACGGCCACAGGAGCGCCCGTTCCTTCGCCCAGAGGGGCCCAACGGATGAACCGACGCTGGTAGGCACACGGAACAACTCTAACGCCGTCCTTGCCCTTTAAAACGGCTCCAGTGACGGTATTGTAAATGTCACCTTTGCGAGCGTCTTCCAGTACATCTAGTTCCTTGCTCATGCCGCCCAGAATTTTCAGAAACGGCAGGGCAAGATCTTCAGCGCCCATGTTCTCCAGACCCATTCCGGCATCTGCCTCGAACATGGTCGGATCGAATTGCACTACTTCCGCAGATTTGGTCTCTGCAACCTCGTTCTTTTTACCAGCCATGGCTTAGTTGCTCCTCTTGATTATGGCTTTCTGTCCAACGTAGGCCCCAAACAATTCCATTGGGAACTCGTCGCCAGCTTCACAACGCTCCTTAACAAAGGCGCGTAGGGTGGATGAGTGAACGGATGTGTTCTGCTCAGCCAGATAACCGTTCTGTTCTGCAATGGTGCGGAACTGCTCGGCTTTTTGGTCCTCTCCCATGCCGAATTGACAGGAGATGACATTCTTGACGAGATCGCCGTAGCCGTTCTCTCGCAGCCATGCGTAAGCCTGCGGACGGTTGTCCACAGTGCCGTTGGTGCCGTTAGTAATGGATGCACCATATGTCTGCTTGATTGTGACTTCGGAACCGTCATCCAGCTTGAAGCTGGACAGACCAATCTCGGCCAACATAGTTGGGAGCTCTTCATCCGTCATCTTGAGGAGCTGTTTCTTTGCAGCCTTGAGGTCGCCCTCGAGACTTGCAACAAAGTCCTCTTGTTCACGGATTGCTTTAGCCAGACCGGCTACGCTACTCAAGTCGCTCTGTTCGAGCTTCTCAACAGAGGTGTTCAACTTCTTCTCGAAGTCCTCCTCCATAGCTTCAAAGATATCGCTCATCGTGATTCCTCTTTCGTGATTAAAGACGCCTATCGGGTCTTGACAGACATGTATATATGCCTATATTTTCGCATAGTCAAGGAGGAAATCGTGAAAAAGTACCAGTTCAAGACTGAACCGTTTGACCACCAGCGGCAGGCACTCACAGATTCGTGGGCCGCGGACTATTATGCGCTGTTCATGGAAATGGGAACAGGCAAGTCTAAGGTGGCTATCGATACCATCGGCATCTTGCATATGATGGATAAGATCAATGCTGCCTTTATAGTGGCACCGAAGGGCGTCTATGACAACTGGGTAAAAGGAGAAATTCCGACACATCTCCCAGACGACATTGATCGGCAGATTATGCGCTGGACGCCCGCCAACACCAAGAAATATCAGGATGAGATGTGGGACTTTTTATTCGGCGGGTTCCAAGGGCTGCGGATATTCGTTATGAATGTCGAGGCGTTGTCTACGTCCCGTGGCACTAAGGCTGCTGTCGCGTTTCTGCAAAAGTTTCCCGACAACATTATGATCGTAGACGAGAGCACGACCATAAAAAATCGCAAAGCAACGCGCACCAAGAATATCGTTAAGTTATCGGACTTTGCCAAATACAAGCGCATCCTGACCGGCTCACCGATCACCAAGAGCCCGATGGATTTGTTTAGTCAATGCTCCTTCCTGTCTAACGATGCGCTTAACTTCAAGAGCTATTTTGCTTTCCAGAACCGGTATGCCGTGGTGCAGAACCGCAAGATGGGCAACCGGGCGTTTCAAGAGATTGTGGGCTACCGCAGGCTGGACGAACTCAATGAGCGGCTGGACAGGTTCAGCAACCGCGTCTTGAAAGAAGAGTGCCTTGACCTGCCGGACAAACTGTACACGCGGCGGGATGTGCCTCTGACAGACGAGCAGAAGCGCCTGTACGTTCAGATGAAGAAGCTGGCACTGGCGAAGCTGGAGAACGGTGAGCTGGCTACGACTGCCAGCGTCTTGACGCAGATCATGCGTCTACAACAGATATGCTGTGGTTTCCTGCAACCGGACGAAGGCGAGATACAGCCTGTCGAGAACAATCGTCTCAAGGAGCTGTTGGAGATTACAGAAGAGCTACAGGGAAAAGCCATCATTTGGGCGTCGTATACTCACGGCATTCAACAGATAGCTTCAGCCCTGCGCGACCGCTTTGGGCCCGAAGCGGTCGCAACCTATTACGGCGCAACGCCACAAGATGAGCGGCAAGCCATCGTTGACCAGTTTGAAAACCCGTACAGCAAGCTGCGTTTCTTTGTGGGCCAGCCGTTGACCGGCGGCATGGGCATTACTTTGACCGAGGCCAAAACCGTCATCTACTACAACAACAGCTATGACCTAGCTACGCGCTTACAGTCCGAGGACCGGGCGCACCGCATCGGGCAAAAGAACAAGGTGACATATATCGATTTGGTGTCGCCGGGCACGATAGACGAGAAGATCTTGAAGGCTTTA